TCAGCCGCTCCGCCTTCTTTTTCTAATGTTTTACGAATGCAATCTTCTACACTTTTTTCTGCTTCTTCCATTTCTTTGTCTTTGTCTTTTGGGTAGTTATGACTGTCTATAAAAACACCTATAGTTCCATCTGGATATGTTTCATCAGAAGGACCACTAAAATCTATTTCATCATCACTGGCATCATAAAATCCAACCACTTTGCCGTCCTCAGGTTTAATGTTGAGGTGTTGTGCCATTGCTTGTAATTCTTCTTCGCTTTTGTCTGTGTTGGCATCATCATAACCATCAAAATCCATATAACCAATTTCTTTACCTTTTTCGTCAAAATATATTAGTTCACTTGCGTAAACAAAATTATCTTCTTTTTCTTCTAATCCAGCTCTTTTTCTTAAAACATTTAATTCTTCATTCTGACCACCATCTTTACTATTAAATAATTCAGGTGCTTTTGGATCTTGGTCTAATGATGCATGACCTATTACGTCTTTAACTGTTTGTTGATGTTTAATTATTGTTTGGACATCATTATCTGATATTTCGCCATCTGAAGTTGAAGGATATGTCCAATCATCATTGACATACTCACCGGAATCTTCAACTGATGTGCCTAAATCTTCCATTGCATTACCGGCATCGGTTTGTGGTTCATCGCCCATACCCATCGCATATAGAGTATTAAAGATGTCTGACATTTCACTTCTAATTTCTTCTTTGCTCATAGAAGCAAGTGGTAATTTAACAAATTCCATAGCCAAATCGTTTTCGTACTCGGAGTCATTCTCTTCATCTTCAAATACATCATCGTCGTTCATTGCTTGTATGCCAGCATCCATTAATTCTTTTGCTGAGTCATCGTTTTCAAATCCGCACTCTGTTGCAAAGTCCATTGTTGAACTATAATACATATCACTGAAATCTGGTTTTAGTTCTTTAAGTTTTTCACCAATCTCTTGTGGTGTTTTACCTAAATTAATTTGTTCGTTACCTAAGAACATATACAAGGATTGGTCATCATTACATCCTACAACTGTTCTATCTTCTTTGATAGTTTCTAGCCCTGCTAGTTTTCTCATTCTATTATGTTCTTTCATGTCTGCTTCTCTTGATATGTTAATTGCTTCACTGCTTGGTTTTAGTGTTTTACCAAATACTCTAAAGTCCAACATCATTAAATAGTCTTTTGCTATTTCTGTTAATTGGTTTCTTAGTGTATCTGTTTGGTCAGTATTAGCACTGATACTAAGTCTTATTTCTTCTTTAGGAACATTAAGTGTAACTAGTAAGTTTGGATCTTCAACAAAAAATCTAATTGCATCTCCTGGATCGCCTACAACTTCGCCTTCTTTATTATAAGTATCAATCTGGAATCCATAACCTTTTAATAGGTTAAAAACTCTATCTGCTACTGTTTTTACACTTGTTGCCATTTACTTGTATCTCCGTTATGTATGTATTTATCATTTAACTAAGATTTTACAGCATACCGACAGGCATAGGTTCGTCATATTCGTCATATGGCCCATCATCGTCAGGTCTTGAACCATCGCCAATATTTTGGTTTACCACTGTAAATATGTCATCTTCAAATGTACTAATGTAACTAATCATTCTACACACAATAACCATACTCATAACTAAGTCGTCTGATTCACCTGGTTGCCCTGCAAAACTATTACCACGTGCAACAAAGTTTTTAAGTTCACTTAAAAATGCTTTACTGTAGACTTTTAGTTTGCCTTGCTCTATAAAACGTTTAAGTTGTAAACAGCCGTCAATTTTAGTTTTACTGCTTGTATGAAATCCTTTACGACCTCGTTTGCCTTGTACTTTAACAGGATCGTGTAAAAATGTTCCTGGGAATTGTTCTTCGCCTGTATCTCTAATAACAACTAAAGCGGCTTCTCCAATTGTATTATTCTCTACTGTCCAATATAATTCTTTTGAACCGTATTGTTTTAATTCTTTTAGAATATCCATCATAACTCTTATTTGTCCTTCAACAGGAGTTTTGTTATGACACCATTCTGCTACTTGTACCATGCTAGGTAATTCTACTACTTGTATTGCAGAGTTATCTCCGCCTGTTCCAGCACTAGGATCTAACGATAGCACATACATTTTATCTGCTGTGGGCCTTTTGTACCAACGAACTTGTCCTGTCTTGTACAGGGTTTCTGTGTGGGCCATATTAGCCAAATGCAATGCATCTATTAATGTTTCATTGTATATAATAAATTCACATTCGTGTTCACGTCTAAAACGTTCTTCACCAATTCTACTCATTTCTTCTGTAGCCCAGTCGCTATCTCTATCAGGATGTTGATCCCATGTAGCAAGATAACCTTTAAATCCGTTTATACCTACATCTTGGTCATTGCCATATTCGTCTACAGTTTTGATTGCTTGATTCCAAATACCAGCAAAAGTATCATCATCACTATTTGGTGTACTAGTAACAATACACTTACCGCCTGTTGCTAATGTTGGAGATAATGAAGTCCAAAACTCTTTGGCTATTCTAGGTGGCACGAATGCAAACTCATCTAAGTATACTAATGTAAGTGACATACCACGACCAGTATTTTCAGTTGTTGTACTTGCAACAATCCTACTGCCGTTATCAAACGTTAAACTTGTTTTATTATACTCTACAACACCTGCTCTAATATGATTTGGAATGCTTTCATATGCATAACGTATACGTTGCATAATTTCTTGGGCACCAGCCGCCTTATGAGCCGCAACTAGTATTGTACTGTCTGGCTTAAACATTGCAAACCACAGTAAGTAACCTGCCGCCACAGTGGTTTTACCCATCTGTCTGCCCAGCATGTTTATACTATAACGATGTGCATTGTAATTAGCAATTAAATCTTCTTGATAATCGAAAGGTTCAAACTTAATACCACCTTTTGTAGGATGTTGTATCTTTACAAAGTTCTTCATGAAGTGCATTGGACCTGTATTGGGGTCGCAACATGCTTGAAACTCCCTCAGCATATCAGGATCATACGGAATCTTCGAATATGCTTGTTTAACTAACTCTGTATTTACTGTTCCTTTTGGCATATTAATATTTACCTAAGTAATGTTCCATTTTCATACATTTTTGTTACTTCTTTCATACCAATATTAAAGGGTGCTGAATCACTTATCAGTTCAGTATTACTGAAAAATTTATCTGGTAATTTTATATCAGGTATTTTAAAGTATAGATTTTCATGCATATGACTACTTATGCGAATTTATAGTGTATTTATTGTTATTTAGAACTGTTCATTAAAAAGTCTTTAAGTCTATCTCTAATAACACTACTTAAAACTTCTTTATCTGTGGACATTGATACATCTGGTTTTGCATCTGGGTCTATTTCTGTTCTCGGAAATTGCATTCCTGTAGGATCTTCTTCTGGTTTTGAAACAACTACTGCATCTAACGGCATTTCTTCTGAATCACATGCATCACATGGCTCTTCTTGTGCTTCTGGTCCGCCTGACGGTAAAGTAATGCCTACTTTTTGTAGCATTATTTTTAATCCATCAATTGAATCTGCAGATGCATCGATAGTTACTGAAGCATTATCACCATAAAGTGATTTCTTATAAGAATGCCCTTCGTCTGACATTAGTTTCTTCTTGAACTTTGTGATATAACATCAACATGTTTGGCTTCTGGAGCCAAACCACCGTGTGCTTTACCGGTAATTGTGTCGTGCATTGCTTGTAGGTCATCTCCCATAATACCATCTTTGCTTGGATAGTTACGGAAGTAGTCTGCACCTTTTTCTGCTTTGATTTTTTCTAACTCTGCTAAGAATTTAGCATTGTATTCTTCTCCAAATAGAGGACCGTCTGTTTCACCTTGTTGTGCTTCATAATGGTCTTGTTCTGCAGAGCTATCTACTTCGTCTAATATTGCTTCTGGAACTTCTACTTGTCTGTCTTTGTCATTAGCAAGTCTTTCTTCAGCCATTTCGCTTTCAACCCTTTTAGGATTGTCTACGCCCATAACAATTACACGTTCATGGTCACAACCACAACAAACTGCTACATATACTTCTAAAATTCTTTCATTGACCGGATATTTTAACACAACATCAGTACTACATACTTCTGAAGTAACACTTAGACCTTTAAGTCTTTTGAATTCAATTGGATTCTCTTGTATAGGCAACCTTTTCCAAGGTGTAGCACTTACAAGGTTATACTTTTGCAACGCACTTTCTAATTTAGATAGGTCGTCTGCACTACAATCTCTTGCTAATTTAATTCTGTAACCGTATTCTTTATTGAATGATTCGGTTATAATGTCTTTAAGTTCTCTCATGTTAATAACTCCGTATGCACTTATTTATCATATTTCGGAAAATTTACTACTTTTCCTTTGTGTTGATAATTTTAAGTAGTTCATTTCTGTCTACCACTGCACCATTTGTACCTGAAGTACTGCTTGATTGTGCATTGTTATCAAGTCTGCCCTTTTTAATCATTAAATCAATTTGTTTTAACTTGGAATCTATTTTACTGTCTTTGGCTTCTAAGGCAGTCTTTAACATTTTGGCGGCACTATCAAATATACTACCTGCTTCTCTGTCTCCAACGTTCATACCTAAGTTCATTAACTGTTGATAACTGTCAACTGCCTGTTGAGCAATGTCGTCCATCTCTGAATCATGCTCTTCAAGACCTTTAACATTTTGTAATGCATGGTCAATCTTTTCTGCATTAGTTAATGCTGTTTGTACATCTTCAATATCCACTGCTGTAACATCAAATTCTGAAATGTCATTCAAGTCTGGAAGTTTATCCTCAGTATCTCCTATAATTTTATTAGGCTCGTCTGAGTTTGCTTCGTCCATTGGTGGTAAATTAAATTCTTCTTCTAGTTTTTTGGTCATACTGCTATTTATACTATGTTACAAGTACTTTGTAATGTTATATGGTATAGATACATAAGGCAAGTCCACTACTTGTCGTATTTGATTTAAAAATTCTGGTCTTAAAGGGTGATCCAATTGGTCAACAACATCTTCTTCTGCAAAATTATCAAACGTTCCCCAATCGTCTAGTCTACTTATAGTACATTGTGCATTATAACGTTCTGTTAGTTTAACAAAATTAACAACATCATGTGCATTTGCTTTTTGACACACAAATCTAAAGTGTACATCTGCACCTTCTGGTTTATTCTTATGCATCCAATCTAAATTTTCTATAAGTTTTTCAAAGTTGCCTGGTCTTCTCACTATCTCGTATACTTCTTTACTACCTGCGTCTATACTAATTTTAAATTCACTTATATTAGGAAGTATTTTACTGTCTGGTAATTGCTTACTCATCAATAATCCATTTGTAAACAATGTAAGAGTATGATTGTGATTAGGAATCCAGTCAGTAACAAACGGTCTCATTATGTTACTTGCTAAAGGATCTCCATTTCCGGTTAATGTAATGTGTGTTCTTTCTTTGAATCTTCGTAATAAGTCAACTGTATGTTTTGCATACTTTAATTGTTGTTCATAATTATCGCCTTTTGTATGCAATATCATTTCTGGTCTACAACTTGGACATGCAAGGTTGCAACTTTCGTCTACATTAACATATATACTATAAAATTCTTGTCCTTTATTGTTTATATGATGTAAATCATGTTCCATTATCCTACAATGCTCTACAGCACACCATGTAAACTTTTTATCTTCTACATCTTTTTGTAATTCTTTTGCTAACGGATTGTTCCATACATCTTCTAAGTCATAACAGTCCATTATATTACAAATAACAAATGGCAAATATAATTCACAGTTATCTATAAAGCATTCGCCCTTTGTAGTAATGTTTAAACTACGATGTGGTATTGTACAACTGTTAGTAATAGTATGATTGAGTTCATTGTTACGTTTTGCCATAGGAACGAGTCCTCTTGTTGGACTTTGTAACAATTTATAATCTATTAATGAAGACATAGATTACTTCTTTTTCTTTTTGGACTTTTTCTTAGATAATTTCCGTGTTGGGTGTCCAAACATTTGGTCAAATCTGTGATTTCTAGCATCCACATAGTCCTTTGATTTGTTATAAACCTTTTTTGGAGTTTTAAATTCTATAATATCACTTATTTTCATTTGGTCTAACCCATTTTCCATTTTTGTATACAGCAACTTCACCTTTATTGCATAATGTGTATTCGCCTTCTACTGGTCGTTGTGGTTCTCTTACTTTAATCATTATTTCCTTCGCGGTTTACGTTGTACTGGCTTCCGCTTTTTATTGTTTCTAAATATTTGGTCTTCAGTAATAACTTTAAAATGCATTCCTTTAGCACTTGCCCACTCTCTAGCGGCTGTCCACTTAGCGGCATTAATATGTGCTTGTACTTTATCGCCTTTTCCTCTAGCGGCTTCTATGATAGTTTGACTTTTAGGTTTAATTTCTATGAGCTCTACTAACTGTTTACCGCTTTTGTCTGTGTACTGCACCATAAAGTCCGGAACATAGTTAGTTATTTTACCTGTAAAGGGATTTTGGTAAGGAATTTTTACATTCTCACTTGCCCATTTAGTTATGTTTGGATGATTATCACAGAACCTCATAAACGCCGTCTCCCAACTGCTACGAGCATAAGGCATCTTAGCACCTACATACTTGCTTGGGTTTTGTACGACATATTGTCCTTGTGAATAGTGCTTACTACCAGCCATGTTACCTCGTTACGGTCTTATAACTGATGCAATTTTTGAATTTCTATTGAATTTGTCAACAGTTAAACCTATATTATTACCTTTTGGTCTAATACTATTTATGGCTTTATATGTTTGTTCTGCTAACTTTATGCTATCTTCATTTAATTCGAAGTATGATATAGGGTGTACACCTTGTTGGTCTGCAACTGTAATTAGTGCAACTGCTAATGTTTTAGCAGTAGGGCCGTTAAAGCCTATACTTTCAAGTCTGTTTTCTATAATATTAATTTTGTTTGGGTCTATACCCTTAAAATTTTGTGGTACCATGTTGACAAGTATTTCTACACTTGCTTCTGGCAATGGAAAGTTAATTGTATTGTTTTCCATAAACTGTACAAGTTTATCTCTACGCACTTCGTAACTAATTTCATTACCAAATGTTTCGTATAGACTTTTACTACTCATTAGATGTACCTGTAAATTGTTCAAAGAACTTTTCTGATTGAGGGCTTCTTACATCACCGTTATCATCTCCCATGCCGCCCATTAAAAAGTCCATATTCTTTTGTGCCATAGCAGGATTTTCTAATACACTTCTGCTACGCATAGAACCACCTGGTAGTCCAACGTCTCCTGTTTCGCCTGATCTTAGTTTTTCCCAGGCACCTTGATTGAATCCTGTGAATCGTTGTAATTCTTCTTCTGTGATCCATTGATTTACTGCTGGATTAATAGTAAAGTTTTCGTAACTAATATCCATTGTTATCATTGCTGGTGCTGAGTCTGAATGGTCAATTCCATCTATTGTAAAATTTGTTATTAAAGGATTAAATATTGTATAACGTATTGCTTTCTGTCCATGGTACTTAACAATGTCCATACTAGTAATAAAGTTTCTTTCTTTGCCTGGTCTAAGATTGTAACCCATAGAGTCACTATCAAACTTTCCTAAAGCAACTGATTCTGATCCACCTGATGCTATTGCTTCTGGAACTACATCGTATGGTATAATTTTTGGTGTATCTTTTTCACCACTAAGGTCATATTTTCCAATTGGGTTAACAAACAAATGAGCATAAGCCTTCATTAAAACTATTACCCACGCACTATCAACTGTATCATATGCTGTTACAGTTATAGGTTTCATCTCTGTGTGAGTTACCGTAATACGTTTTCTATTATATTGATTTTTTACATCTGTTTGAATTTCTGCACTTGGTACGTCAGCAGTTCTACACATAGAACTTAACTGATTCATCGTATCTGTGCTGTTCAGGGCGTCAATTTGCACTCCTGAATTGAAGTGAAAATTGACGTATCCTTGAAACTTTTGACGTACTGGGTTTATGCCAGGATTGAATCTCTTTGCATTGTTCCAATCTCTAAGATAATGATTAACTCTCGATTCATCATTACTCTTGTGTGCCCAACCAGTGTTGACTCCGTTATAGTACCCGGTTCCTAATAGTTCTGCGGCTACTCTGTATAGTGGCCCTTTCAAGCCATCAAAAATTGCCATTAAAACCTCCTAGCGAATTATTATGCGCCAGTGCTTCCTGCTGGTCCTGGTGCAGTATTAGTAAACGGATTTCCTTGTGCTAAGATTCCTGCTACAACACTACTTGTACCTTGCTCATGTATTGCATTATCAAATCTGATTGTTAATGATACAGTTACAGGTTCGTTAGTGGCATAGTCGGCATCTGAGTAGTCAGTGTTAGTTATAAAACATCCTTCTAAGAACCAAACTTCAGTTGCATCAGCGGAAGAACCATCTAAAGATTCAACAAGCATGTTAAATTTATAGTCTTCACCAGCAATTGGAGCCGTTTGTTCTAAGTGATTAAGTTGTCTACTATTCTGTGCGCCAACAATTCTTGCTACACTATTACTAATGTCGTCTCTTAGAACAACTGTAATAGGATCCCATGTGTGTTTGCCTTGGACATACACTTTTGAGTTGTAAGAATCAATCGGAACTTCTTCATAGTTTACTTTAGGACGAGTTACGTTCATAACATTCTGAGTAAATTCCCTAGTGGTTTGGTCTCCGCCAAATCCACTTAGCATACTAACCCTAAATCTGAATTTCAGTTTAGGCATTAAGATACCTTGGTCACTACCTATCGGAACACCAAATTTATTTTTTGTTGGTTCTGCCATGTTTATATCTCCTAATCCATAAGACACAATTTAATAGTAGGTCTTATCGTTACATTTATTTATCTAAAATGGGAGAAAATCTTTATACTAGCAGTTAATGGCTATTGCTTTCTGATGTATGGATCTGTAGGGAATTCGTTTAATTCTTTGAACTTGGAGTTGAAAAAATGTACTCCAGTAGGTAAATCTAATAAGTTTCTGTGTAGGTCTATACTAAAAACTGCTCTGTGTTCTTGAGATTCATTGTATGCACTATGTATCCATTGATTGTTAAACCCAAACGTTTTTGTCCAATCAATTTCTAGATTACAAACTTCAAAATACAATTCCCCTTCAGGTATATACAAAGGAACATGAATTCTCATGTAGTTTCCTAATCTATTTTCAATACCTGTGTGTCTTTTTATAACAGAGTCTGCTCTAAGTACAGAATAACTTGCAATAGGACATTCTTCCGGTGTCCATCTATCTAATAATTTTCTTGCTGTTGGTATGTTTGGGTTATCTATTGTGAAATCATAATGTATTTCCGAATCTTCAGAAATCCAATGTGGTTTATGGTCTAACCCATAACGTAAATTGTTAGCCATCCAACTGTCTAATCCATGTTCATTCTCTGCTACAAGACGTTGAGCATCTGTTATAGTATAATTACGTTGGTCAAGTACTGCCTTATATGATTCATCTCTGTCTAATACAGTTTGTATCTGTTCGTGTGGAGTACCTTCTATACCAGCAACCATATCTTCCCAAAGACCTTCTCTAAAAGAATCTAAGTAATCATAAATGTCATTTAGTGCTTGGGTAGAGCCTGGACCGTCTTTGTGCCATACCTTTTGGAATGCTGAATCAAGTTTTTCTTGTCTTGTAAATTCTGAGTCTAATTTCATATTATGTATTTATGCAGTCAAAAAAAAGGCGCCTTAAAAAAGACGCCTTTAATTTTGTTAATGTAATACTTAACTACCTGATGAGCCCAAAGTGTTTTGGATTCTAATCGGAATGTATATAAACTCAACTGCTTTGACAGGCTGTATAGCAATGTCAATGTATAGTTCGTTTCTATCAATTCTAGCAGGAGTATTATTTGTTCCATCACAAACTGTAACGAAGTCAAATAAACCTCTTTGAATAACTAAGTTACTCAATAAACCGTCGACTACATCTTTAGCATTTTGCCTAGTTACTGCATCATTTGGTTCAAATAAGAATGGCTTAACGATATCGTCAAGTCTTTCTCTTATGTACACAATAAGTCTAGCAACGTTAATTCTATCCAACGCACTTGCTGTTGGGTTTAGAGTTTTTTGACCAAATACTGCAAGTCCACGTCCTGGGAATTGAGCAATTGGATTCAATTTGTTACCATATAATGTATCTCTTTGACCTTCGTTGAGTGTCACTGCTGTGTACTCTCCAGTCGCTGGATCTACATAACCTACTGATGTTGCATTTTGAACAAGACCTCTTTGGAAGCCTGCTGGTGCAAACCAAGGGAAAGCAACCTGGTCATTGTATGCAAGAGTTCTTAAAGCAACATGACTTGGTGGTACAACTACGTTGGTACCGTCTAAGTTAGTTGTTAAAGCACTTGGGTAATAAACTGCCGCGTATGGTGAAGCAGAAACAAGTCCGTCCTCTCCATTCTCACTAGCATTGTTGGCGTTAGTTGCCCAATTTTTTGTGCTTGTAGCATCTGCTTTAAGTCTAAATGGTGTATCAGCAACAACAAAAGCAGTATTTCTTCTGTCTGTGCTTAATGATACCATTTCGTCTAGCAATTCTGGGAAGCCAGGAGCGGCAATAATGTTATATGCATTAACTTCACTTCTAATGTCATCATTAGAAACGATTGCAGATTGCATTTTAGTTTTAACTAAATTGTGTACTGCTTTTCTTAATCCATACATGTTACCGTCTACTTTGTTTCCTGAAGCATCAACCCATACGTTACCAATATTTGTTCCAGATGGTGTATAGTTAATTTTGTATTCT